CGAGCGTGGCGGTCGCCAGACATGGTGGATCCGGCTGACACCCCGCTGGTTCCAGCAGCGAAGTTCTCAGGTCAGCCCGCCACTATCGAACAGGTGCGCGCGATGATTGACGAACAGCGTTGCCGGCTTGCGCGATAGCTGATAGGCTGCGAACCATGCCCGTGTCCCTCCTTTCCCTCACCCCCACGCGCCGCTTCCAGGCGGCGCCAGGCCGCTTCCAGTCGGCTCCGGAGGATAAGCAATAAGAAATAACTAATGGGGTCCTGACGCCTTCACGTATGCGAAGGACCACACCATCACTTATTTCTTACACCCCCTCTCTTTAGAGAGGGGGTCGGGAGAGCTTTGTCCTAAAGGACAGATAGCCGGCGCCAAGGCGCCGAGAGCAGGAGAAGGAGGAAGGGAGTAAGTGATAAGTGAGGGATTCTCGCGCGCCCGCGTGAATACTCAACAGCACCCCATCACTTATTTCTTATCGCTGCACCCAGCAATAAGTGAGGGATTCTCGCGCGCCCGCGTGAATACTCAACAGCACCCCATCACTTATTTCTTATCGCTTGACAGGGGCGCAAGGGCAGGGTAGAGGGTGGGCATGATGTCCTTCGACCCCACCGACCTGTTCTTCCAGTGGCTCCTCGCGAACAACTACAACCCCGCGACCGCGTATCAGTACGCCAAGTGGCCCAAGAAGCTCTTGGAGGGGGTCGAGACGCCCATGACGCCGGAGTTGCTCCTGGCGAGCCTCCAGCGCTACAAGCCGTCGCACTACTCGATTGCGCAGGCTGGGTGGCGGGCGTACCGGACCTTCTGCGCGCAGGACGAGGAGCTGTCGCGGTTCAGCCTGCCCGACTTCCCCTCGGGCCGGGCCCCCAAGCCGGTCGTCGTGGTTTCCCGCACGCCGCAGGTGGACCGCCTGCCCATGCGCCGCTTCCTCAAGCAGCTCGGCGTGCCTGCGAAGGAACTGCACGGGCTCCGGTGGGGGCATGTGCAAGCAGGCGTGCGAGCGACGCTGGAGCAGGGCAGCGCCCTTCCACTGGTGACGCTCCTGTACGGTGACGGCAAGCGGACCGCTTCGCTCGCGCTGGCCGAGGTGCTGCGCTACCGAGAGTGGGCGTGGCCGGCACTCGCCGCGGAGGATGAGTGGCCTGTCGAGGAGGCCCCCCTGTTCCCCGAGGTGCCCGAGTCGCTCGTGCCCCTCTCGCGGGGCGACTTGGAGACGCTCTACTCGCTGCCCTTGGCCCCCGAGGACAGCGCGAGCTTGCCGTTCGACCCGAAGGCTACCCCCCGCCCCCGAGCGGCTCCTGAGCCCGCTCAGCCTCGGTTCTCGTCCAGCGACCTTCTGTCCAAGCTCTGAGGCGTACCATGACTCATCGAGTGACTCCTGCCCCGAATGACGTGATCTTCTACGGGACGTTGGGGCCGGAGACCAGAGGCTGTCTCGACATCCACGATCACGACACCCCGTGTTACCACACCTGCACCGGGGCAGTCGGTCTTGTCAGTGGGAACGCCCTGACGGCCGATGAGGACAGCGGACCACCTGGGGCACAGTGGCAGATTGGATCGACTGTCCGACTGGTTCGGTACTGCGGCCCGGAGGGGGACTACCCGTACTGCCTCTTGATCGCAGAGTACGCGGATGTGCTGGATGAGATCGAAGCGGCAATGGGAGATTCTCCCGAGTTCACGCCCCCCAACCAACGCGACCCCCGCGCCCCGTTCTTCCACTGGGCCCCTCTGACCGAAGAGCCCCTCTCCGCGAGCTTCCAGTGGAAGGGGGCGTCGATAGACCTGACGTTCACCTGCCCTGTCTGTGAGGCCAACCTCCACGCAGAGGGCGAGTTCGCCTACCACGTAGCCTGCCCTCGATGCCGGACGGCTTTCGCGGTGGATTGGCACGTCCCGGTCGAACGGGTTAGCTGAGGGGCATGGAACCTATCGTCCCAGACACCTACTCTTTCCGGCTCCCATCGGGAGCTACCTTGCGCGTAGTCACTCGTTCGCTGTACGCCGGGAACGATCCGAGTGCCTCCATCGCCGGAGATGCTGTTGAGATCGCGATGGGTGAGACGCCTTTCGTTTCTATGACGACGCTCGCCTCGCAGCTCGAACAGGTCGCCGCAGAGATCCGAACCGTCGCTCGGCGGCTGCCTCAGTGAGCCCGGAGAGCCTGAGCCGAGCGGCTGCCGAACAGATCGCCGACCTCCAGCGCGGGGGTGTGCTCATCATCCTGTCCCTGAACCCTGACGGGACCGCCGCGAGCTTCATTGGATACCAAGGGACTGCGAGCCTCCTACCCGCGCTGTCCATCGCTGGGGCCGCGCACCTGGAGCTGTCCAGTCTGATCGAAGAGTCCTGCGCGCTCGCCAACGAAAGAGACGAGAACGGCGAGAGCGACGAGGACGATGCCGATGACGTGCTCCTGGCGGAACCTGCGGAGGAGGGGGAGCAGTCGAACTGACTTGCCACTCTTGCCCCCCCGACAGTCTTCGATAGCTTCGACTCATGTCCCGAACCTACGCACAACAGCTTGCCGCAGACCGTCTCGCCCTCTGGAACGAGTTCAAGCGCCGTGGTGGGCGTAGCATTGAGCTGGCGGAGGAGATCGACGAGATTGACCGCGAGCTGGCCAAGCTGGCCGCACGCAAGAAGCCCGGTGCGGGCCGCCGCGCAAACCCACGGGCGCCAGACCGTGCCGCGTACCGCTTCTACGTGGTCCTCCAGGGCAAGATCCTCTCCGGTTGGGAGTTCCGCGAAGATGCCAAGGAGTGCGTCGTCGGCAACTACAACGGACAGGGGTCGATCTACTCGCGGTCCTACCTCAAGGCGCGCGGACTCGATCCGGCAGTCTCGGCGAACTGGGGCGGCTACTTTCCACGCAAGAGTGCCGGACGAAAGAACCCGATCGAACTCAAGTGGCGGAAGCGCGGCCCCTGGGATTACCACGCGAGCGCGAACGGCTACAAGCTGCACATCGACCAGCACATGGAGTCGTACTACCTCCTGTACTGCGAGCCGCGCCAGAAGAAGGAGCAGTTTGGGGGAGCTTACACCTCGCTGGCTGAGGCGAAGTCCCGCGCAGCACTCATCCCGCAGGGCGGTTAGCTCCCCGAGTCGTCGGCCGAGTGGTCTTCGACGTGGTGCGCCAGAGGGTCGACCAGCGTGTAGAAGCCCCCGGCGTCCGAGCCGCCCATGAGAGTGGCGCGAGCGACCAAGCCTTCGCAGGTGAGGGCGTCGAGCGTCTCCATCACGGTGCGCTTCTTGAGCTTGAGCCGGTTGAGGATCGTGCCGAGAGAGGCGTATCCGCCCTCCTCCGCGAGGATGCCGAGCACGGCGCGCCGCTGGCGGGCGTCATTGCTGGAGCAGATGTGATCGGAGAGCCCCACAAGCGACTTGATGTGCAACTCAGTGAACAAGATCGCAGGAATCAACTCCTTCTTCGTGACGTACCAATCCTGGTCGAGGTGCGCGGGGCCGAAGTCCGACCCGTAGAGCAGCGCGACCTTGCGGGCGATCGTAGGGGCACGAGCCCGAACACCAACCACCTGAGCGGGAAGGTCGCGCCGGGAGACGTCGTTGAACCAGTCTGCCCAGATGGCCCCGGCTTCCTTGTCAAGCCCCATGCAGAAGCCGAGTGACGGGCGCGTCCCGCGGTCGTACAGGGTCTGCTTCAACTCGTCGAAGCCGATGCGGTCACCCTTGGGATCCGGGTCCGTCCGCTCGCGGCGAGCGTAGATGACCGCCCAGCGGCCCATGAAGCCACCGGACCAGTCGGTGTCGTCGGTGTAGCGCTCCAAGTAGGGGAGCGAGCAGGCCGCGAGCATCGAGAGCCTCGGATGGTCGCACCGGACCACCTTGCCGTTCGCCTTCGCCCGCTGCGTCGGGAGCGAGTCCCAGAGGTCCGCCATGAGCGCCTTGGTGGGCTCGAAGTACCCCTGCTGGGCGGAGGACAGGAACTTGCCCAGCTCGGAGATCGGAATCATCTGCGTGGGCTGCCGCTGGAGCGAGTCAATCAAGCCTTCGGCCGAGCCCGGGAAGTCGCCGATGAGCGGGGGGATCGCCTCGAACAGCAGCTCGCGCGCAATGCCGAGCGCAGAGGACTTCTGGTCCTCACCCGACCGGCCGACGAGCATGGTAAACAGGTTGGCCCGGAGCGAGCCGGCGTAGAACGTCCCGTAGGGCACGGGGACCGTCGTTCCGAGGAGCGTGATCGCACAAGCGAGATGGTAGCCGAGAGGAGCTGAGGTCTGGCGTTGGGCGTACTCTACATACTTTCGCACGAATGATTCTGGGGGTAGCGCACGGAATACTGCATCTCGAACCTCTGCTTCTGTAATCACAACGCGGCTCGGTGGTGGGAGGGGGAGCTAAACCTGTATCTGACCCATTGACACTCGGCAAGCAGTTCGCTAACAGATTCAGCGAACCCCCGGTCCTCTACTATGTCTACCCCCGCTGCGCCTCCTCTGCCCCTCTACCAGCCGCCCGACGACCTGTCTCGCTTCGACATCCTCTACACGTTCGCGGACGCGGGCGGGTACTACGGGCGTGTCTACCTCACCACCATCTCGGAGTTGCCGGGGGCCGACCTGTTGGCGACCCTCTGCGGCGACCTCGCCGACGATGATGACGACGTGCTCTCCATCGAGGACTACCTCCTGCAAGCCAGCTCGGACCCACGCAACGCTGGCTGGGTCAACCCCCTGCGGGAAGACGACGAAATCGTAGGTGTCGCTCTCCACCTCCGTACCGCGGAGGGGCTCACGCGCACCCTCAGCGAGAACGTGGGGGACCACGTCATCGGCGTCAACATCGTCGGGTTCGCCCCGCTCTCGGACGAAGAGATCGCCGAGTACGAAACCGAGGAGCCGTAGTGGTCCCGGTCCTCTGCCTCGCTCCTTCCCCTGAACAAGCGCGAGCGCTTGGTCGACTGGCCTTCTCCTTCGGCCTCCAGCCTTCCTACCCCCCGGAAGGCGCAGAAGAGCTGGCGGCAACCGTGCAGCTCATCCTGGAAGCGGGCGGGGTCGTGTGGGCCCTCGGCCCAGCCCCCGCCCCCGCGGACATCGAGGACGACCGAGTTGTCCTGTTCGTGTGGGATGAAGGGGAGCAGCGGCCGGTTCGGACGGGGCTGGCCGAAACTGCCGGTTGAACCGTCCTCCGAAAGAAACTTGCATAGACGGCATTGACAGTCTGGTGGAGATCGAATAGGCTTTGGGGGTCAACTGGAGCTGACCATGACCCTCGAAGAACTGAAGGCGATCTCCGCCATCAAGGCCCGTGATTTCTGCGTGAAGAGCGACGACCGCGTGTTCCTGAAGACCGTGCTGGACAACGACCCCCGCAAGGCGGTGCAGGAGGGCGTGATGTCCCGCCTCCGCAAGCTCGCCACCAGCTCCCCCGCCGAGCCCGTCGTCGAGTCGCCGACCGCCACGGTCGAAGTCGCTGTGAACGCGCCGCCGACCGCATCCGCGGACGAGGCGGAGAAGATCGAGAAGGCGAACACGGCGACGTGCCCCCGCTGCGCCAAGATCGCCGACACCCCGGACGAGGTCGAGCGGTTCTTCGGCTACCGGACGCTCCCGAGCAAGAAGCACGGCTCCATCCAGGTGCGCCAGAGCCGCTGCAAGAGCTGCCGCGGCGCCAAGACCTGCGTCGGCCCCAAGGCGACCGCCCGCCGCGCCGCCGCGGCCCCCACCCCCGCCGCCGCTGAAGGGGCGGAAAGCGCGTCGTGATTACCGACCGTGCGGTGATAGAGTCGGCCCGAGCTGCACTGACTGAGTTCGACGCGCCACGGTGCCGCCGGCTGATGGGCCGAAGTGCTTCAGGACGGTCGTTGTGCAGTCTTCCTGTCGGGCACCGTGGGCCCCACCGCGCCACCTACTACGAGCCGTCGGTTGACCACCTCCGCGCTGCGCTGGCCGAAGTTGAAGAGATCACGGCCGAGCGCGACCGCCTCCGCGCCATCCTCGCCTGCGAGCGGGGGGAGTGGGCGCCGGAGGGGTGGTCGTGGCTGGTGGACGACAACTTCAACGCGATGCTGGTCGGCACCGTGCGGGATGCGGCCGGGTGGCCTGTCACGGTTCGGCGCACCGTCCCCCGCGGATGGTCCGCCGACGGGGGAAGGACGGTGCATTCGTTCGCACTACTCGCGGCCGAAGCCATCGAAGCCGCCATCCGTCTCGAAGTGATGGTCGCCGGTGGCTACCCCGCCCGCGAGCGAGGGGGGGCGTCGTGAGCGGTGACGTGCGCTGGGTGCGCTGTAGTGACGAGCTGGGCGTGGCCCTGTGGCGCACGCTGCGCGGGCTGCTCGGCAAGCCGGGCGGCGTTGGCGTGGGGGCGTCCTACACGTCCGACACCTACATGCTCACCGAGGTGTGGGAGGGCGATCTGAATGTGCCGCTTCTTCGGTGTGAGTCGCGGTATTCCAAGGCCCACCGCGACGAGGACGGGCTCCTCGTCCGCGGCGACGGCGACCATTTCTACTACCTGCCCGTGCGAGAGGTGCCCGATGGCTGCTGACCTCGACGCTCACCGCCTCGCCCACGAACTCCTGGCCCGCGCCTACCGCGCCGCCGACCTCGCAACCAAGGAGCCGAAGTGACAAAGAAGCCCTCCCCCGAAGTCGACGTCGAGAGCTACACCCAGCTCTTTGAGGTGGCGCACGCTCTCTCCTGTCGCATCGGAGACCTCGACAATCCTCATGCGACCAAGTGGGAGGTCGTCCCCGGAGACGTCCTCAACATGGTTGATGACATCCAGCGGATCGCCCGAGGCGCTCCGCCACACAACGACTGGCGGGCGGACCCTGACACCACCGGTCACCAGCAGCACCTCGTCGGGAACATCCCTGGGTGCAAGCACTGCTGCCGCATCTGGCGACTCCTCGAACGCGAAGGGCAGATCAATCTGCCCTGCCCTGCGCGCCGGGCCCGGCCTATCCCCACTGCCCGAAAGGAGGCCCCATGAACGCGGCCGAGCTGAGAGAGATCCTCGCGTCTGTTCCTGACGACACGCTCGTCGTCCTCTCCCGAGACGCCGAGGGAAACGGCTACTCCAAGTGCTGGGGCTACGCTACCAACATGGTCTACGAAGATGGCGAGGTCGGCTTCGCCGCCTTGACGCCGGAGTTGGAGGCAAAGGGCTACGGGGAAGGAGACATCCGGACTGGCGAGCCGTGCGTGGTGCTGTGGCCCTGATCCAGTACCGCCGCGGAGACGCGACCGCTCCGGCCGAGAGGCCGGCGGCGATCCTCCACGTCGTCAACGACAAGGGCCTCTGGGGCGCCGGGTTCTCCGGCGCGTTAGACCGCGCGTACAATGGAGCCCCTGGCAGATTCTACCGTCAGTGGTCGCGCGGAGAGCTGTCCAGCCTCTCTGGCTACCCGCTATTCGGGCTCGATGCGGTCCTCTGGCAGCGCCTTGGGGATCAGCTCGCCCTCGGTCACCTCTGCGCACAGCGTGGCGTAGGCCGCAGGTGCCGCCGTGTGGACTACAACGCCCTCCGCCTCTGTTTGGGGGACATTGGGGCGCCTCCTACCAATCTCAGCTTCCACCTGCCTCGGATCGGAACCGGGTACGGAGGCGGACGATGGGAAGAAGTCGAAGCCATCCTCAACGACACCATAGCGAAGGCCGCCCCCACCTACGTCTACGACCTCCCAGGAGCCCCACCATGACCAACCCCACGACCTACTCTGAGCTGCTCCAAGCACTGGCTCTCCACGGAGTACGTGAGAAGCAGGTACGGGCGATGTTCCCCGACCTTGCAGAACTTCGGGCTCTCCGAGCGAGCATCGCACAGAAGGCACTCGGCATCGCAGCAGACTTGTACGACGCCGATCCTTCTGGGCTTGTGGTCGAGTTCGAGGCGGACGGCCCCGTGGTGGTCAACACGGAAACCTCCCGAGTGTACCCCATCCCGGCAGAGTGGCTCTTCATGTCCTACGCTGAGTGGCAGGAGGCACTCGCAGACCGGCAGCGCGCCGAGCGGGAAGCCCGTACAGCCCAGAACAGGGCTCGGATGGCACAGGAACGAGAACAAGGTGAACGGGCCCTCCTCGCCCAGCTCCTCGACAAGTACGGGTCGCTGTAGTTCCCCACATTTCTTGCCCGGCTGGATTGACAACTGCCACAAACTGGATACGGGACTCGACCCCACTCGGACGAAGAGGAACGACGAACATGACTGGCGATTACCTGCTCGTGGTCGCCCCACCGGACCATCCGCTCCTCTCCAGCGCATTCCCGAACACGCTGGTCATCGCGACTGACTTTGGCAAGTCGTCGCACTACACGAACCCGGGGACCACCCGCGATTGGAGACTTGGTCGCTACTCGCCACCCGCAGGGGACCAGGCTCTCGTTCTCATGTACGAAGGGCGACCGGTCGAGTCCTCTTTCGATCACCTCCTTCGGGTAGCTGGTCGCCAGCCCCTCCAGTCCTACAACTTTCCCACTGTCGAATCGGCGCGATGGTACGCCGCGTACTTCGTGCCCCCGACCCTTCAACTGGAAACGGCGCCTCCGCCGGTATTCCCCTCACCGGCCTTCGGCCCTACTCTGGAGTAACGCCACCATGATCCTGTCTCTCCTCCTCGCCTGTTCCACCGTCACGCCCGGCAATGCCGTGCTCGCGGTCAACGTCGCCACCGACAACGACGCCGACCGCTACTCCATCATCCGCGGCGGGCGCTACTGGGCCGGACCGAACACCGACTACTACGACATCCCGACGACCGAACAGCGGGCGGTGTGGGCCCGATCTTCCGAAGAGGGGGCCACCCACGACGAGTCCATCACCTTCGCCGGTGTGGACGGCCAGCCGGTCAACGTGGACATCGGCGTGGCCTACATCGTGGCCCCGTCGGACGAAGCCATCATCGGTCTCGCCAAGAAGTACGGGCCCCAGCTCGACCAGATCATCGACACCCGCGTTCGGGACTCCACGCGGAACGCCATGAATCTCTGCGCGGGGAGCTACACCGTCGAGCAGCTCTACGGCGAAGCAAAGGGCTCCTTGATGGAGTGCGCGCACAAGATGGTCCGCGACGAGTACGAGCCGAACGGGCTGCTCATCGAGCGCCTGACGCTGAACTCCGAGATCCGCCTCCCGACCAAGGTCCGTGAGGCCATGGAGGGCCGCATCACCGCCTCCGCGGAGGCCGAGCGCGTCCGCCGCGAGGTGGAGACGATCGAGGCAGAGGGAGCGAAGAAGATCGCCGCGGCCCGCGCTGAAGCCGAGGCGCTCCGGCTGGAAGCCGAGTCCGAGGCCGCCGCTGACAAGGCCCGCGCCTCCGCCATCACTCCCGAGACCATCCGCCTGAAGGAGCTGGAGGTACAGGCCGCCTATGCCGAGAAGTGGAACGGCCAGCTCCCGACCACCATCATGGGCGACTCCGTGCCGCTTCTCCAGCTCACCAAGTAGGAATCACGGCTGCCCCCATGATCAAGTCTACGCTCTTCCTCGCGGCTGTGGCTGTCGTCTTCCTGACAGCCTTCATCTACCTCCCCCGGATGATCTCCACCATCCGAGAGAACAACATCCGGATCCGAGAACAGGAAGAGCGCATCCGAATCCTTCGTGCCCAAGCGAAGGAAGCAGAGGAGCGGGCCGACAACGAGCAGATCCTTCATCCTCCTACTTCCCGCAAGGACTCGGCATGAACGGGCACTACTGGGGAAACTGGAAGAGCACCAAGCCCTACCCCGCGTGCGGTGTCCGGTTCACCTGTTCGTTCTGCGGCGCGCGAGAAGAGGTTTGGCAGGAGGCCAGAGTTTCGGTGTGGGCTAATGGAGACGGGACCAACCACGAGACGCACCACAACGCGCTCCCGGAGCACCGCCCTCCTTCGGGATGGCTCTACGAGACCCAAGCGGGCCGCCCCCACCGATACTGGTGCTCTTCGTGTTCAGGCCCCGTGCAGGATTATCGAGCGCGGCTCAGAGCGTGGGAGAAAGAGTACGACGGGGTGGCCGCAAGCTGGCCCTGGAGGCTCTTTCCGCGGATTGCGCGAGCTGCCCGGGATACGTGGCAACTGGACAATCCCAAGCCCGAACACCCCTACCAGAAGCTCTGTGAGTGAGGCTCCAGTGTCGACCACCCCCGTAATCAGCAAGACTGCCTACGTCGCCGCATTCCGGGACTGGTTCCTTGCTGCGCCCCAACACAGCGCCGACCTCGTCAAGCCGCTGACGGTGGCGTTCGAGCGGATGCCGGAGGGAGTACACCCAGTCGAGACCTTCTGCGCCATCGGGCTGGAGGAGGTCCGGCGCATGCCCGGCGGGAACCCCATGCCGATCTGGAAGAGCAACTACCTCTACCGGCGCATCTACTTGCACCAACGGCACCGGCTCAATCCCTGCCCGACGTGCGAAGGGCATCACGACATCTACGGTAGCGACCGATCCTGTCCTCTCTGTGGATCGACCGGGTGGCTGCCGTGAGCACCGAAACTCCCATCGACCAGTGGCTGAACATCCTGCCGCCGCACCTGCGTGGAGCGGCTCCTGTGCTCGTGGCGCTGCTCGAAGAGAACGGGCAGGTCACCTACACCTCGATGTCGTCGGTGCTCACCCCTGAGTCGTGGGGAGCCGTGCTGGAAGCAGCCCGGCTCAGCGTCATTGCGGCCTACGCCCAGCGCGGCGCAGACGCACAGGAGATCGAGAGGCGCATCGAAGAGGGCAAGGTAGCAGCGCAGGAGGCAGGACACAGCATCATGCCGATTGCCCAAGGACCGGAGAACTGAGGATCGTGGGGGAGCACCAGACTTCGCGCTGAGCGGTTGCGGCGGAGCGACCGCGCTCGTAGGCTGGACGGGTGGAACTGTTCTCCGTCCAGCTCATCATGGGTACCCCTCCGTCCACCGCGACGGATGGGCCTGTAGCCAAGGCGGCCATCCTCGACCCGTTCAGTCCGGTCTATGACGCTGAGGCTTCGCTCTACATTACGAGCAGCACCTACGTTGAGATCATCGAGAACGGCTCCTTCACCCAGCCGGCCTAACCGATGCTCTCTGCCCTCAACTGGAAGCGCCTGCCAACCACGTCGCCCTCGTCCGGGGCGATCAACGCGGTTCTGGATGCCATCTTCACGGCGCTCTCGTCTGCGACCTACTACAACGGGGACGCACGCACTGTGGGGGCTGGATCGGCATGGACCGTCAGTCGCTTTCAAGCGGCTGGCACGACGGAGGCGGTCTACGCAACCCCGCCCAGCGCATCTATCGCGGGATGCCGGGCGATCTTCGCTGGCGCTGCCGGAGCGAAGACCCCGACGATGGCGAGCCCCGACACCTACATCGCCTCCTGCGTGCTGGCGGCGGTCCAGAAGGGAGCAGGCGCTTTCACGACGTGGGATGGCGCTACCCCCTTCACGAACTCGGGCTTCTTCGGCTACTGGCGTGGCTTCCACGCGGCGGGCTCGACCGCAGGCAACATCGTCATCTACGAGAGCCAAGAGGCCCTCGCCGTGTTCATCGAGAACACGCTCGGCGCGGTCACTGGCGTGTTCGTCGGCTGCTTCGTCGATCCTGGCACGACCCTCCTGTCCGACGCCGAGACGGATGGGCGCCTCTACGGCGTCCTCACGTCGGGCAGCACTTCTGGAATCCCTTCTGCGTTCTGGACCTCGACGACTAGTTGGCTCAGCCACAGCGCCTCGAACGGAGCCGTCCACGCCGGGTGCTTCAACCCGGGATTGACTACGACCAGCAACGTGGACGTGTTTACACTCGGCACGGCCCCCACGGCTACCAACCTGGTCACGCGATCTGGGGCACCCGCTCTTCTCCCCTTCGTCTGGGTGGAGGAGGGTGGAGCAGGACGGACGATCGGACGGGCTCGGGAGATGTATATCATCCGTGACGGCCTCCTGCGTGAGGTCCTCGCGCAGTCTGGCACTACCATCGCGTACGTGGCCAGTGGGTCCTCCGGTGCCGCGCAAGACGCGATTGCCTTCGGAGCCTGATCACAATGGCCTCGTCCGACTCTCCCATCCTCATCACCTCCGCGACCGTAGCTGTTTCCACCACGGCAGTCGCGCCGGGCATGGCCATCCCCGACAACTGCCGCAGCATCCTGATCTTCTCGACCTCGGCGTTGATCTGGGGCATCGCTACGGCAGGTGCCGGCGCGCTAACGCTCGGGACCAACGCCTTCCTCCTGCCCGCCAACACGCCCCTCACGCTCGGCATCGGTACGATCCAGGAGCGAGGAGACATGGCGACGGCAGGAAAGGGCATCGTTTACGCTGGTTCGGCAGGTTCCACGCCGACAGTCTACATCGCCTACAACTGCGTGTTCGGCTAATCAGCTCGACGCTTGACAAACCGACCCCTACAAGGTTACGGGGGGCGGATGAAGGCGAAACTCACCGACGACCCGCATCATGCCACGCTGGGCGTCGCAGGAGAGGCCCTGCACCAGCTCTACGGGCGCCACAACGTGGCCTGCTCGTTCGACCTCTGGAACGCCGTGGCAGCGCACATCCCGGCAGTCGCCGCCGTGCGGTAGCAACGAAATCTTCTCGGCACGTTTGACAACTGACACCCCCCAAGATAGAGAGGAAGCATGTCCAGCCCCGAACCCGTCTACACCATCCAAGTTGGAACCGGCGACCTCGCCGCGGCCCTCGTCCAGCGCGAGATCGGCCGCATCGAGGCGGAGATCGAGACGCACAAGCTGCGCTCAGCCTCGGCTGAGAACCTCATCGAGACCCTCATCCTCCAGCCCCTGGGGGAACGCATCCTCGCCCGCTACGAAGGCCAGCTTGTCGCCATGCGCACCCTGTGCAACGGCTTCGAGATGCTGATGAAGCGGCCTTGTACGATGGTAGCGCCCGCGCCTTTCTCCACCTCGACCTCACGCTTCAGCCAGTACATCTACGCGGCGAAGAACTCCCGCTCCGCGCTTCATGGCGCGCGGGTACAGAAGGGAGATGTGCTCCGGGCCCGCTGGAGCATTACCTGCGAGATGAACGGGAAGGATGTCGACCTCTACTCCGCGGAGCTGTGTGAGTCCATCTCGGGGAGTGAGATCGAGGACACGAACCGGTGGCTTGAGGACATCGAGCAAGCCTACTACGCCATCCACAGCCTCTCGGACAAGCTCGCCGACCTTCCCCGCATCGAGCGAGAAGCACGGGCACGGCTCACCGAGACCTTCCTGTCGAAGCAGCCGGAGCTGCTGGCCCAGCTCGACGCGGTCTTCCCTCGGATGCTCGCGAAGGATGAGGCTGGGTAGCCATGCCGAAGATCCAGCTCCTCTCCGACATCCACACCGAGCACGACCGGGACTGGGGCGATGCGTTCATCGAGTCGCTCGACCCCAGCGTCTGCGACGTCCTCGTTCTCGCCGGAGACATCGGCTCCTCCAACACCTACTACCGAGCGCTCGTGAAGATCGCTCAGAAGTACGCGCCGAAGCCCGTCGTCTACGTCCACGGGAACCACGAGTTCTACGGCTCGGAGCGGCTCGCTGTGCGAGCCCAGATGGCCGTCCTACCCCCCAACGTCTACTGGCTCGACCACACCTCCGTCGTGCTTGGGGGGATCGAGTTCTTGGGCGGGACCGGGTGGTTCGACCAGCGGGCGGTCAATCCTGCGCTCTGCCCCGGCTTCTCCGACTTCCATTGGATCAGAGGGCTCAATACGTGGGTGTGGACCGAGCACGCGGCCTTCCGCAAGTTCCTCTCCAGCCGGCCTCCGTCGAGCCAGAAGCGCATCTTGGTGATGCACCACGCGCCCAGCTACAAGGCAGTCCTCCCCCGCTGGCAGCGATCGAACAGCAACGACTTCTTCTTCGTAGACGTCGAGAAGGAAGTCACAGCGCTCGCGCCGGCCGCGGTCCTTCATGGCCACATGCACTCGGGGCTCCAGTACCAGATCGGCGACATCCCGGTCTACGCCAACCCGCGAGGGTACCCGAAGGAGATGCAAGAGCTGCCGTTCAACCCAAACTTCGTCATCGAGGTCAACCCGTGAAAGAGAAGCACTACACGCTTCGCATGCTGCCGGAGGACGTGGTCGTCTCGAAGCACGCCTCTGAGGTTGCGGCCCAGCGCGCTGGCCGCCTCTACTGCCACACGGACCTGTTCTCGGGAGCAGTGAAGCGGACGGTGGCTATTGATGGGCCGGAAGGGACGCAGCACTGGAAGCTCGTCCCGCAGAGCACCCACGATGGGTACGGCGCGCGCCTGCGCTACGTCCGGTTCACGCCATGACGCCCCCTCTGGAAGCGTGGCGGCAGGACTGGTGGGAAGAGGTCGAGCCCGGCAACGGGATCAAGCTCTGGCGCAAGGACGGACTCGTCCTTGGGGTGTCGGCGCCGGCCTCCTTCGATCCGCAGGCCGGAAGCGCCGTCGTGGCGAACTTCTCCGCTCGCCGCCCCTGTACGGCTCCGACCGGTTCCCCTCTGGACGTACACGGAGACTCGCCAGAGGCGCTGGTAGCGGCCGTAGACGCGGCGTGGGGGGCACGGCAGGAAGTGTTCCCGGCGCGCCCCGGCATGGTCGTCTTCCACGACCGTGCGGTGTGGACGATCGTACAGGCCGAGGAGAGCAGCTTCACCATCCTCCCCCGACACCGCGGCCAGCGAGTCCTGCGGTACGCACTCGTCCCCTACGCTGAGCAGAACGGCCGGCGTCACGTTGAGCCCTTCTCGGCAGAAATGCCGGTCAAACTTTGGCCTTACCGATTTCTCATTCTGGCCCCTTGACGACTGACAGACCCCGAGGTACAAGTAAGCCATGACGACCGACACCGACATCACCCTTCTCGCCCCCAATCAAGCGCTGGCCAACATCTCCCGTGATGAGCTGGTGAACCTGATCGTAGACGACTTCATGGAGCGGTCTGCCGCAGCCGCGAAGGAAGCCAACAAGCGTGCCAACGCGCTGGATACCGAAGCAGCCCATCTCCTTCGCGACATCTACCGCAGCGCTCGCGAGAACCTCCTGGCCGCTGCCACGCGACACAGCGACGCGCTGGTACAGGTCCTCGAAACGATGGGGTACAAGCGCGTGAACGTCACGTACGAGCCGCTCCCTTTGCCGGAGCAGGTCTTCGCGGTCAACGGCCTGTTCGATCCCAACGGCCACCGTAGTGGACGCTCTGCCGAGCGGGCAGAGATGACCCTCGTCGAAGCCATCAACACCATGACGCTGGGCGTCCGCCTCGACAAGCCCATCTACGTGGACATCGAACTCCGCGCGATGGAGGTGGGGAGCTACCTGGATACGAGCATCCGGTTTCGGGCGCCAGCGCCCGAGGTGGACCTGACGCTCTACAACGCCAAGAAGGCTGAGGCCGCCAAGCACCAGCGGTACTTCTCGGAGATCACGGAAGCCCAGAACCCCGAGAAGCTGCGCCGCAAGGCCCTCGCTACCCTCACCCGCGAAGCCCTTTCGCAGGGCGGCGTGACGCTCCAAGGGGGCCTCCCCACCATGCCCCTCGCTCTTCCCCTCGCCCCCTGACCCCCAACCGACCGAGAACATCATGTCCCAGAAGCTCCACCAAGTCATCGCCTCCTCCAAGGACATCAAGGCCCGTACCGAGAAGGACTGGACCGAGATCTACCAGGGCTTCAAGAAGCCCGACCTGTACGCCGGGCACACCCGCACCTACTCCCCCCTCAACGATGGCGGCGAGACGCTCCAGCCCGAGACCAAGCCGGTCCTGCGCAACGCCTCGGAGCAGCTCGAAGTGGTCCGCAACATCCTCTCGGAGCAGGTCAACCTCCAGGCTGGCATCGACGTCGCCAACCAGCAGGCGGCGGCGGACGTGGTGGTCGGCGGGCAGATCCTGCTCACGAAGGTGCCCGTGAACACGCTCCTGTACCTGGAGCACCGCCTCAAGGGCGTCATCGAGACCCTCACCGATGCCCCGGTCCTCGCGGACGGGTTGGAGTGGGTGCCGGACAGCTCGCCGGGCCGGTTCCGCGTGGCGACCCCCGAGATCACCAACCGAACGACCAAGACGCCGGAGCGCTTCGTGAAGGCCGAGGCGACCGACAAGCACCCCGCGCAGGTGGACATCATCCACATCGACCGCACCGTGGGAACCTGGACGAAGGTGGCGCAGTCCGGGGCGCTCCTCCCGGCTCGCCGCCGGACCCTGCTCCGACGCGCGAACAGCCTGCTCGACGCCGTGAAGTCCGCCCGTGAGGAAGCCAACACGGTCAAGGTCACCGAGTCGACCGTGGGCTCCACGCTGTCCGACTACCTCTTCGGGGACTGATCCCCCGCAACCTTCCACCCCTGCCCGGCCGAAAGGACCGGGCTCCACCGAGGCATAGCTCACTGTCACGATCAGACTGATTCTCACCCAACTCTCTTGCTGGTTCAAGCCCAGCCCCCGGCACCAACCAACTGAGCCGGGGTGGCGGAATGGTAGACGCACCCACTATAATGGGCGAGAGAAGTGATAAGTTCCTCGTATAGTTTGCCTCAGTCGAGTGCCCACAAATCTCAGTCGCCACGCCACCCAATCCGAGATGCTGGTTCAAGTCCGGCTCGGGCCGCCACCTACGCAGGAAGCCCCTCTCTTCCTGCACAATGGCCCGATAGAGTAATCGTTATCTCGCGGATTCTAAGTTCAGAGCGTGGACGAAAGCTGTTGAGGGGAGAACACGACACTCGACAACTGGCCTATCAAGCCGGATAACCCAGGGGCGGCCGCCGGCTATGCGGCCGCTCCACCACTTCTACCTCCTTCCGGAATAGACCAATGCCGGTCAACTTCAAGGACGTGTTCGCACGGACGACCTACCCTTCGGGGGAAACCCACCTGAAGAAGATCGTGCTGGGAGACGGCCTCGGGACGATCCGAGCGGATGTCCGCAACTTCAACGACCTCTGCGATGTAGTCGTAGCCAATCGGCTGATGAAGCGGATCTACAACGACGTCGAGATCGAGTGGTACATCCCCTACTTCCCGTTCGCCCGCGACGACCGGCGCAGCACACCCAACGATGGGTTCGAGCTGGAGCTGGCGCTCGACCTCGTGCGTCGGGAGAACCTCAACGTGGTCATCCTCGACCCCCATTCCGATGTGGCGGGGCAGCTTCCCCACATCACCCAAGCAAGCGTTGTGGCTCGATTCCGCAGCGTAGGCTTCATCCTTCCCACCGACCTGTTCGTCATCCCCGACGCAGGCGCGACCAAGAAGGCGTACACCTGGCTCGGCCGGAACGACTACGTGCAGGGCCTCAAGCAACGAGACACGGCGACCGGCAAGCTCTCCAACTTCCAGTTGCTCGACGCGGACAAGGTGAAGGGCCGAGACTGTGTGATCGTGGACGACATCTGCGATGCCGGCGGCACGTTCCTCGGGCTGGCCAAGCTCCTGCGAGAGAACGGCGCCGCGAAGTTGACTCTGGTCGTCTCGCACGGCCTCTTCACCAAGGGCCGCGAAGTGCTCTCTCCTGCGTTCGACCACGTCTACGCCGCCAGCGACAACTACGATTTCTTCCCCCACTACCCCCGCTACTGAGTCTCCCATGCGCATCCCCACCCAGCACATCATCGACAGCTACAAGGCTGACCACCGCCGCCAGTACCCGCCGGGTACCGATCTGGTCTTCTCCAACTGGACTGGACGCAAGAGCCGCATCCCGGGGATCGAGGAGACCATCCACTTCGGCCTCTCCTACTACATCCAGGAGCTTCTGGAGCGTGGCTGGACCGAGCACTTCTTCTCGCAGCCCAAGGAGAAGGTCATCAAGAAGTACATCCGCCGGCTGGCGGCGTTCGGCGTGACCGCCCACCCAGACCACATGGAAGCCCTGCACGACCTCGGCTACCTCCCCATCGAGATCTGGAGCCTCCCGGAAGGGACGCGCGTTCCCATCGGAGTGCCGAGCTTCGTGATCTGGAACACGCACTGCGACTTCTCGTGGCTCACCAACTACTTGGAGACGAGTCTCTCGAACACGATCTGGCAGGCGACCACCTCGGCGACCCTCGCGGCCGAGTACCGCCGCATCCTCGACCACGTCGCCAAGACCACTGGCGGCGCTCCCGAGTTCGTGAGCTGGCAGGCTCACGACTTCTCGGCCCGCGGGATGGCCGGGGTCGAATCCGCGGCTCTGTCGGGCGCGGGTCACCTCACCTCATTCACGGGCTCCGACACGGTCTTCGCCGTAGACTTCGTGGAGGAATACTACGGGGCCGACGTCGACACGGAGCTGGTTGCCGGGTCGGTCCCCGCGACCGAGCACTCGGTGATGTGCGCCGGGTCGAAGGAAGGCGAGGTGGAAACCTACCGGCGCCTGCTCACTGAGGTCTACCCGACGGGGATTGCGTCCATCGTCTCGGACACCTGGGACTACTGGGGCGTCTGGACGAACATCCTTCCTCAGCTCCGCGACGTGATCCTCCAGCGAGATGGCAAGCTGGTCATCCGTCCCGACAGTGGAGACCCGGTGAAGGTCATCTGTGGCGACATCGACGCCCCCGAAGGCTCCCCCGCGTTCAAGGGCTCCTTCGAGCTGGCCTGGGAGCTGTTCGGAGGGACCGTCACCGACAAGGGCTACAAGGTGCTCGACCCCCACATCGGGCTCATCTACGGGGACTCCATCACCCTCGACCGAGCCGCACAGATCTGTGCGGGGCTCATGGCGAAGGGCTTCGTGCCGGGCATGGTCCTCGGCATCGGATCGTACACCTACCAGTACAACACGCGAGATACCTTCGGCTTCGCGATGAAGGCGACCGCCTGTTCCGTCGAAGGAGAGCTGCGGGAGATCTTCAAGGACCCGAAGACCGACGACGGCACCAAGAAGTCCGCGCGGGGGCTGCTTGCGGTGTTCCGTGACGCCGAGGACAAGCTCTTCCTCAAGCAGCAGGCTTCGTGGCATGACGTGACGCACTGCGAGTTCCGAAAGGTCTTCAGCAACGGCTACTCGATGAACCTGCCTACCCTCGCTGAGATCCGCGACCGCGTCGCAGCAGGCCGCCTGTGAACGCCTTCATGGCCTTCTTTGTTGGGTTCGTCGTGAGCATCATGTTCCTCGCCGTCCTGTTGCCTGAGCCCGCCGCCACTCGTCGAGCCGCACTCTGCGAAGAAGCCTGCGACCCCGCCACAGCCCAAGTCCGAGAGGGCGACTGCTGGTGTACGCAGGGCGACGTCTCCACCCGAATCACCCCCAAAGCATGGACGACCCCGTGACCACTCTGCCTCCGCCCGCTACGATGTCCCCCGACGACTTCGCCTTCTACTCCAAGCAGCTCTACGAGATCGCCCTCACGCTCGGATGCCCCCCATCGGAGTGCCAGCCCGGCATGGTGCTCTTCCAGCGCGCCGGCAACGGCTGGATCCTCTACGCCGGAATCTGGGCTTCGGACGTGGTGGCGCCGGGGGCTGGCGACCGCCTCTCGGCGATCTCGGCCCTCTCGCTCCTCTCCGCAGTCTAACCCCAGTACCTCCGACCCATTCGAGTGGGCCTGCCCTTGACAGGTGACATACCGGCAGATACAAGGAGCAGCCATGGCACCTTCCTCCCCCCAAGCCCGCGCTATCGCGCTCCTCGAATCGGTGGACTACTTCTCGGAGAAGTACGACACCTACATGGTCGTCTCCCGCGTTCTCGGGCTGCTGCGGGGGTACGCCCTCCCTGAAGAAGTCCTCCAGACGTACTCCTGCAAGACGTGCGACGCCGAAGGGATCAAGCTCTGGCGAGGCATCCATTCGAGCTGTGAGGGCTGGTGCGCGAAGTGTGCCTGTGCGCAGGCAGGTCTTCCCGACGACATCGACGAGGAAGGCCGGCGCATGGGAACGTATGGAACCTCCGACCAGATCTACTCGCCCCTGAAGGGTCTGAGCCTCCTCCCCTGGGTCCCCGCGCCAGACGGGGGGACGTGGGGCTACACCTCGGTTCCGCCCGAGGGCGTCGAGTGGTGGCGTGCGCTGCCGACGAGGCTCGCATGAACCTCCCCGCCTGCTGTGTGCGGTGCCTTCGGTACCAGCCGGGCCAGCCTCTCCCCTGTGATGCCGACCGGCCGACGCTGGAGTGGCTCCGTGACGTCCTGCTGGGCGGCAGGACGGACTGCGGCCTCTGCCCCAGCTACACGCTCGCCCTGTCCACCGACCAGACGGCAGCGCTCGAACAGGTGAAGAGCCGCATCGAGGCGCACTGGGCGGCGCACAAGGCACACCAGAACGGCACCCGGGAAGAGGCGCCGGTGCGACCCAATCTCGTGCTGGCGGGTGCCGCCGGCACGGGCAAGACGACCATCCTGCTCGAACTGATCCGCACCTTCGTGGGCAAGGTCATCTTGCTGGCGGCGCCGACCGGAAAGGCTGCGGCGCGGCTCCGAGAGATCACAGGAGAGCAGACTCGGACCATGCACGGTCTGATCTACCTCGCGCCGGAGGACCAAGGGAAGTGTCCAGCCTGCGAGGTCTGGTCGAAGGAACTGGCGATATCCAAGCTCGACATGCGGAAGAAGGGCCTCACGGACCGATCCTGCCCGACCTGCAACGCGACCTTCCCGCTCGACCAAGAGATCGAAGCCAAGCTCGTCTTCAAGGATTCCAAGGCAATCGGAGAGATGGCGCCTCCGGACTTGGTCATCGTGGACGAAGCCTCAATGGTCAACACGCAGCTCCACGCGGACTTCTTTCGAGCGCTCCACACCCGGTGCGCCGTCCTCTACGTTGGAGATCGCGAGCAGCTCCCGCCGGTCGATGGGCAGTGGGGCCCCGACTTCGCCAACCCCGCGGGCCTGCTCGACCAAGTCCACCGGCAGGCGCTCAACAGCCCCATCATCCTCGCCGCGACTCAGCTCCGCAAGGGGCAGTGGTCGCGGCCGTTCCCGGCGCCGACGACCGAGCTGCTCAAGGTGTTCCGCAACGCCACTCCGACCATGGCGGCGGAGTGGCTGGTAGCCCACCGGGAGCAGAACATCGACGCGACCTTGCTCACCTACACCAACGCGACTCGGCAGAGTCTCAATGTGATCGTTCGCAAGATGCGCGGACTGACGGAAGCTCCGACGCCGCTGGCGCAGGGAGATCGGATGGTCTCCCTCTGCAACAACGACTCGCTGGGCTGCATGAACGGCGAAGTGTTCGTCGTGGAAGACGCCTTCTACGTGATGGAGGGCGTGCTCAAGGTCACCCTCCGCGAGCGCCCGACGGCTGAGGTCTACGTCCCATCCGAGATCATGGGACAGCCTCGGATCGAATACACCTCGTTCATGCGTTCCGTGCGAGGCAAGTGGGACCGAGCCATCGAGCGATGGCAGAAGCAGATCGACGCCCACACGCGAAAGTACCCGGACGGCGAGAGCTACGCTCGCCAGTTCCTCCGCCTCCTTCCTCCAGATGCCTTCCTGCACGCGGACTACGGGGAGTGCCTCACCACGCACAAGAGCCAAGGATCGGAATGGCCCGCAGTCGGTCTGGTTTGGGACCGAGCTTGCTGGGGGATGTGGAAGAACGCACCGGAGGACGCCCGTCGCTGGGCCTACACGGCGCTGACTCGGGCGCGTGAGTCCTTCGCTGTCTTCTTCCTCTGACCGAGATAATCAGCCGAACTGAAATATCTGCATGGACTGGATTGACAAGCCAGCCCACCGAGATAAGAGAAGAGGACCAAGATGAACCCCCCCACCCTGCCAGTCCTGCCAGCCACCCTGTCGAACCTACAAGGTGCTCGTCTCGGGTCGATCGTGCAGATCATGCTTGGCACTGCGTCGTATGCCTACAAGAAGGTCTCGGAGAATGAGCCTGCATGGCGGCTCATCATGCGTGCTGGTGGTCTCGCTTCCAGCCGTCAGCTCTCTGACGAACCTACCGCCTTGTTCCATCAGACGCAGGTCGCCGTGCCAGAGGGGAAGGACGCTGCGGTGTACCGCTCCTTGCCTCCGGGATCTGTGGTCTGGATGCGATCTACGTTGGCTGGAGAATGGACTCGGCACGCGCGGGAAGAAACCAGCACCCTCACTTCGGGGGACATCATCGTCACTGAACTGGGGCCTGCTGTCCCTGCAACTCCTCCGGAGCCTTCCATGACCATCTCGCTCTACGACATCCAGCAGGCCGCTGTCGGCTCGACGCTCCAGACGAGCGTAGTAGGTACGCTCTTTGGCAAGACGGGCCTCAACCAGTGGAACTCCGTGAGCGGCAAGCCCACGAACTACTCCGACGCGCAGATCTCCTCGTGGTGTCGCTCGACCTCTGTCTTGCGTGCTCCCTCAGATCGGACTTCCGAACTACTGGGCGCTCTCGCAGGCGCCGCCGCCCCATCTTCAACCAGCAAGGACAACAACATGGCCAACCGCCCCGCCGACTTCTCCGCCTCCGCTTCCGAAACCCTCGACATGCTCAAGGAGGCGACCGCCACGGGCATCAAGGCCGGGCTCGCGTCCGAGCTGGCCGACCGCCTCGTCGAGACCATCGAGAGCAAGTTCGGCAGCGCGCCGATGTACCCGGCGCTGCTCAAGACCCCTCTCGGCCGCCGCGGCCTCTCCTACGGTGCCCCGGTGCTCCTCTACTTCCTCGCCGCCACGTTCCCGGAGCGCATCCCGGTGAACGCCGACGGGGTCAAGGCCGCCGCCCGCTACGCGGTCATCGGCCACTCGGTCAAGCTCATCGCGCCGCTCTTCGCCCTGCTCACCCCGCTCTGGGAAGAGCTGGCGAACTTCGCCAAGTCCGAACTGCGCGAAGTCAAGTAGCGCTCCCCGCCGACCCTGCCCGCTGACCCCTGCCGCCCAACCAGCAGCAGGGGTTCGGGCACTCGTGCGCCCTGATCCCACAACCTGCCATCCTGCACCCGGAGCACCCCCATGAAGTTCGCCCTCCGAAACTACGCTGGTCAGATCAAGAAGTTCTTCATCGCCGAGGAGCGGACGCTCCCTCCGGTTTCGCTCTCCGCGGAGGTCGGGCACCACATCCTCGTGGTCGACCGCTCCGGCTCCATGTACTACTCGATGACCGAGCTTCGCTCGATGGTCGAGAAGGTGCTGACCATCGAGGAGTTCGCCAACGCCGGCCAGCTCGTCAGCCTGTTGTCCTACTCCTCGCAGGGCGACCTCACGGTCCACTTCGAGCGGACGCCCGTGCAGGATGTCCTCGCTCCAGGCTCCCACCACGTCGAGTCGATCCGCCAGCTCCGCGCCACCGCGTTCACCTGCGTCTCGCAGGCTCTGGAGTACGCCTCCAAGCTCGTCCGCCCTACCGAGACGACCGGCGTCAGCGTCCACACCGACGGCTATTTCAACGACCGTTCCCCGACGCTGGAGCAGCGCGCCATCGACCGTTGGATCGAACAGATGCGCCCGGCCAAGAACGTGTTCGTGAACACCATCGCCTATGGCGGCTGGTGTGACTACGTTCTGCTCGATCGAATGGCCAACGCGCTCTCCGGCAAGATGGTCCGAGCTTCGACTGCCAAGGACGTCTACCAAGCGCTCCACGACACGTCCAAGCTGCTCGCCGGCCGCACCGTGCCTTCGGTCACGTTGGACTCCGACGGCTCGTGGCAGGTCGCCTACGCCCCGAAGGCGCGCAAGGTCAACGGGACCGCGCAGGACATCACGCTCCGCGGCCTGAGCCCCGACGAGACGCCGCGGGTCTGGCGCTTCCGGCAGGTAACGGAAGCGGCCTACCGCAAGTCGCAGGAAGTCGAGAACGGCGACCTCACGCCCATCTACGCCTTCGCCCGTACCTCGCTGGCCGCCGGCCGCCTCAACGACGCGAAGTACGCCTTCGTCACGACCCGCGACGCCCGGCTCGGGCAGTTCGCCAAGGCCATCACGCCGGAGCAGCTCGCGGACTTCGCTGAGGCCCTCGACGGGGCGCTCTACGGTCGTCCTGGTGTCTACACCGCGGAGGGCACCGGCTACGGGCTGTCGGGAGGGAAGTGTTCGATCCCGCAGCTCTGCGACATCCTCCTCCACCACCGGAACTCGTGGTCTCTCGACCTCCCCACCTTCCTCGCGGGCTACCAGAAGCGCGGGCTGAAGCGTCTTCAGGGGAGCTGGGTGACCGACCCGGAGACGAACGAGACCACCTTCGTCCCCGCGTCATACAATCTGGTGAGCACGGAGGACCAGACCTGCCTCTCGGTCTCGGCGTTCGAGTTCAACAACTCCACGGCTACGATCAACATGCTCGTGACGCAGAAGGCGAACCTGACCGACGCCAAGACGGGCAAGGTCATCCCGATGGTGGGAGGACAGAAGCTCGATCTGCGCCAGCACAACTTCTACACCCTCGTCGGAGACGGTACGGTCAACGCCAAGGTGCTCCCGATCTTCGTGGCGACCCAGAGCCTCTGGCGATCGCTCGTCTCCCTCGGTGTGGCGGAAGACAACGGCTTCCGACCCGGCCAGCCCCACGTCATCGACCTGACCGAGCTTCCGGTCCTCGACTACGCCAGCGACCTAGCTCCGCCCATGGACGTGTTCAGCCAGCTCGCCGGCTGCAAGATCCTGCTGAGCCTCATCAACGCCGCTCTTCCGGCCGGCGGCGAGGCCGCTCTCGACCTGACGGACGAGCAGAAGGCCGATCTGTCGGCGCACGACCTCACGGCCAAGCTCAACTTCTCGCCGCCGACGACGACGCCCTACACCGATCTGGCCGTTGCCGTGGCGACGGGGTTGGTAGACCTCCGGACGAGCTACAAGGTCGAGTTCCTCGGGACGGACATCGCGGGGCTCGGAGACCTGTACTCGGCCAACGCGGCGGTGCAGCGATACCTGACGGCCAAGAAGGACGACAAGGAGCTGGAGAAGTTCACGGTCGCTGATGCGCTCGCGGATGGCGTCTCGATCTCGCTGACGCCGCCGAAGAAGCTCAACTCGGTGGATGCCTTCACCCTCCCGTACATCTGTGACTTCTTCCGCGTCGGGTACAACAAGGAGCACTTCATGACCATCACGGCGCTGCTCAAGGAGACCGGCTACTCGGGCAAGTGGCTCGCGGACTACCTGCCGGAGAAGCTCGTCGAGATCAAGAAGTACGTCGAGGAGTACCAGGAGGGCCTCTACAGCAGTCAGGTCCGGCCCGCTGCGTTCTACATCGGTTCCACCGGCATGCTCCCCGACACCTGGGGCGAGGTGCCGGCGCTCGATGCTGACAGCCTCAAGGCGCGCATCCCGACGCTCGGCCTGACCAAGAAGCAGAAGGAGAACGGCACCTTCTTCGTCCTCGACAAGATCGAGGGACAGACGCTGATGGTCCTTGGCGTCTACGCGGAGAACGTCCCCTTCTCGACCCCGGCAGGTGTGGCTGCGGCGAAGGCAATCTCGTCCGTCGAAGCCGAATGAGCCGCATCCTCGAAGCAGAGCTGGAGCTGTGCCCGGCCTGTGGTGCCTTCCACCGCCACCGGGCTGGGATGCCGGCGACGGCGGCTGCCATCGACTACCTCATGGAGGAGATCGGACTCGACCTGCTCGACACCTGTGCGGACCTTCTGGTTTGTGGTTCCTGCGGTCAGCAGGAGATCCTCGACGCCGAGTTGTTCGAGCGGGCTTCCGAGCAGTGCAGTGGTTACGTTGGGTGGGACGCCATCTCTGGCGACCCCATCTTTCACCTTCGCCCGCGCTGGTTGGCCGGGCTCTCACCTTGGCAAGCTCCCGGGAACGTAGCCTGCGCGTGATTCCTCTGTTCGGTGGCGTGCTTCCCACCGCTTCACGCGCACCCAAAGGCCCGTTTCCGGGAGCCTGCCCTCCCTCCACCTGTGAGCCATGAACACCGTCGCAACCTTGCTCGATGCGCCCTTCAATGAGCTGGTCGAGGACGACACGATGCGGCCCGAGCAAGTCTCGCCAGAGATGGCGGCGGAGCTGCGCGAGCCAGAGAATGCCGTTCGCTGGCGGCTCGCTCTCGTCCGGAAGAAGCTGAAGATCCAGACCTCTCTCCGCGCGGCGAACCTGAACCTCCGGGAGGGCATGGGCAACCGGAGCGAGCTTCTGACGCGCCGCAACCGAACGGCCTTCGCCCTCGGGCGCGTCGAGCTTCGCCTCCTCGAAGCGGCGGCTGGCGTCAAGGCGCGACGGAACCGCGCGTTCGATTCCCGCACGCTCCTCGACCGGGCGCAAGCGCTTCTTCTCACGATCTCGCCGAAGGATCCGAGGGTCCTCAAGTGGATCGAGGACCGCGAGAAGGATGCCCCCTAAGCCGCCGAAGTGCGCCTACGCCCACCTCACGACGGGCCCTCTCTCCGAGGACGCGCGGGTTGCCGTCTGCGCGATCCCAGGAGTCAAGTTCTTTCGAGGCCAGATCTGGGCGCCGTGGCACGCCATCAAGGCGGTAGATCGGCTCGGGCTCATCTACCACGCAGTCTCGTGGGCGCAGGCTCCGCAGACGCCTTGGACATGGGAGCAGGTCGAGGAGGCGCTCAGGACGGGCGGAGAGGCCCGTCCAGACGTTCTGGAGCCGGGTTTCCTGCTCGACCACCAGAAGGGGGCGCTGCTCAAGGGCGCGAGCCTCCCGGGCTTCCACATCCACCACGCGACGGGCGCAGGGAAGACGCTGACGGCGTACCTCCTCGCGCTGCTGACGTCGGGGGCGGTCGTGTTCGTCACCAAGTCGAGCGCGCGTGTCCAGATGTCCCGCGAGCTGGCGCGGTTCACCACGGTCCAGCCCTACATCCTCCGCAACACCTCGTCGGAGTCGCCGGAGAGCATTGACCGGCGGGTAGACGAGCTGCGGCAGCTCCGCCGCGGGGCTACCGACCCTGCCGTGTTCCTCGACCTCACAGGGGCGACCCCCCGAGACGAGAAGCGGCTGCGTGCAGCCGAGCGGGAGGCCAAGGACACCATCCACCGCCTCGACAGACAGCTTGCCCGAGCGCTGGACCGCCAGAAGCGCATCCATGCAGCGTTCGAGAGCACGTTCGACCGGTACCTCGAACGCTGCGCTGAAACCGAATCTCGTCCCTTCGTGATCGTGGGGTGGGACACGCTCGCCAGCTACTTGCCGCTCCTTCGCCAGCTCAAACCGGAGATCGTCGTGTTCGACGAGAGCCACCGCGGGAAGTCCAGCAAGCGCTGGGATCGAATCCCGCTCGGCTCGATGCCGGAGATGGACTCGGACGTCGAAGGCTCCCGGAGCGTCATCGAGACGCAGGCCGCGGAGGCGAAGTCGCGAGGAGGCTTCATCGCGGAGGACGAAGGCTCGCGGACCATGATCGTCCCCAAGAACAACATGAGCGTCGCGGGGGGAGAGCTGGCGCGCATGGCATCCGTGCGCCGCCGAATCTGCACGACAGCTACGCCCGTGAAGAACCTGCTGCAAGACTTCTGGTCGCAGCTCGATTTCGCCGAGCCGGATGCTTGGGGCAACGCCGATTCTTTCGAGAAGCGCTACTGCAACAAGCATCGCGACAACAACGGCTTCATGGACGCGAAGGGAATCAGCAACCCCGACGAGTTGGTGGAGCGCCTGCGGTACGTCGTCCACCGGGTCGAGTACGCTGAAACGCACAAGAACCTCCCGCCGAAGCGGAGAATCTCGCTCTACGTGGCGCCGGAAGACCAGTGCGCGCCCTCTGGCGACTTCGTTCGAGAGATCAGAGAGGCCAAGGCGCGCGGGGCGAACGCCGTCATCGAGGTGAAGCTCGCCGAGGCCGCAAGCAAGAAGCGGAAGGTCGTCTGCTCGTACGTGGAGGATCACGTCCGCTCGGGACACAAGGTCGTGCTCTTCACGGCTCGCCGCCGAGACTGCGAAGAGCTGGGCAAGGAGCTGCGCCGGGTGCTCGGGAAGGACGTGCAGATCTGGGCGGCCCACGGCGGCCAGCCAGACACGCTGCGCCAGCAGATCGTAGACGACTACATGGACCACACAGGGCCGTGCGTGTTCGTCGGGACCGGCGATGCGTTCGGAGAGTCCATCAACCTCCAGCGGACGGATGCCGCGTTCTTCGTGATGCTCCCGTACACACCGGGGCAGTTGCGGCAGTGGGAAGGCAGGTTCTTCCGTCAAGGGCAGGACCGGCCCTGCATCGTGTACTACGTGATCGCAGAGCAGACGATTGACGAGCACGTCGCGGGCATCCTCATCAGCAAGCTCCCCGCCATCGAGAAGATCGTCCTCGACTCGGAACTCGCGGCCGCGGGGGCGGTGCTTGGCGGCATCGAGGACCAAGAGGCCATCGTGGCGAGCATCATTGGAAAGCTGACGTTCTACGATGATGATGACGAATAATGTAGATACATGATTGACAAACAACTGGACCCAGGATAGGATTGCCCCATGACCGACTCCAAACCTGCCCCGCTCTCTCCGATCAAAGCCCTCGTGGTTGGCGGAGACAACGGCTTCGCCAACCGTACACTTCCCAACGTCCTCTCGAAGTTTCGCAAGGATGGGCGGCCCGTACTGGTCCAGTGGCACTGGAGCCATAAGCCCCCCGCGACGGGTGGCATACCGGCTGGGTGTGAGCTGGTGTTCCTGATGATCTCCCAGTCGAGCCACTCCCTCTCCCAGCAAGGCGCGGCGATGGCGAAAGCTGCCGGAGTCCCCACCGTGACGGGCTCGTTCAAGGCGACCGAGTGCATCGAGTCGTTCCGGCGGGCCGGCTTCACCTACTCCAGCAACCCGGTGCCTGTCCCGGTTGCGCCCGCCGTGGAACCGGCCCCAGCTACGCTCACGGCCGACGAGAAGGCCGCCGTGGCTCGCTGGAAGAACGCTCGGCTCCGAGATCTGGCCTGCCGACAGCCGAGCGACACGTTCGAGAACTACCGCAAGGTGATCCGAGCTGAGGTCGCAGCGACATTCCCCCGCGAAGTCGAGGACACGCCTACGCTCCTCAACGTGCCCGACGAGCAGCTCCACCGAGCACTCCTCGACGTCGGCGCCCACCCGTTCGACTGGCCCATCTACCGAAACGCCTGCCGTGACCGCAACATCCCACCGGCGCTCTCGCCTCCCCCTCCCAACACCGAGATCACCATGCCGCCGGCTACGCCGTCCAATGTCCGCACCTTCCTCCTCCACAACCCCAGCGCGCCGTTCCATGTGCTCCATGAGAAGTTCGGCCTCTCCGCGGAGCGGAGCCGAGCTGCTCGACGGGAACTCGGGATCGACACGGTGCTGGGGAACTCACAGAGCGGCGGCATCTACCTCCAGCCCGCCTTCTACGCGGCGTGTGACGAGGCGAAGTTGCCCCATCCGGACACCGGCCTTCCGGGATTCTTCGTGGACCAGGGGCCGGTCGACCTCGCCACCCTGCCGCCAAGCTCCCTGTTCCAGAAGGCGTTGAAGTTCCTCGCGGACGACCCGACGGTGGACGTCACCGAGGAGTTCCCGACCATCGCCCCGCCGCAGCTTGCCCTGCTGCGCCGCGCGTGTGGCATCCTCGTCTTCGGCTCGTCCAAGCAGGACCCGACGGTGGTCTACCCAGCGCGCCTCGAAGCCGTCCGCGAGATGTTCAAGGAGCGCGCGGCTCCCGTCGCCCCCGCCCCCGCCGCCCGCATCGCCGCCACCCCCCGCGCTGCCGCCCCTGACCCCATCGCGGGCTCCAAGTCCCACGAGGAGGTAGCGTTGGGCTTCCTGAAGGACTACCCCCACCTCCCCAAGCAGAAGCTGAAGAACCACTTGGCGCGTGTCGGGATGCCGTGGACTTCGCTGACCACGGCAGAGTTCCGGCGCCTGCACGCACTGGCCCAGCCTGTGAAAGCTCCCGCGCCTGCGCCGCCGTTGGCGCCTGTGCCGGCCCAGACCACGCCGGATAAGACCGTAGCGGCTGACGACATCCGGGCGGCGCTCCACCTCCTCGTGGACGCTCTGGCTGCCGCGGGCTACGACCTCTCAACCGTGCAGATCGACGTGGGCGGTCGCAAGCTCACCGGCAAGAAGCCGGTGGTCATCACGGTCATGCAGGACGTGGAGATCGTGTGAGGCAGGACGCAGGCAAGCTCGACAAGGTATCCATGCTCCGTGCGACCGGGACTGCCCATGCGGCAGTTCTGGACCACCTCGACCGCGCAGCTCGTCTCCAGCGAGACGACCAGCGCGTAGAGCGCATGTCGCGCGGGCTCTGCTCGTCTTGCTTCTACCTCCAAGGCTGGGCTGGCTGCGCAAGCTGTACGACTCGGCCTTGTGCCCTCTGCCACAAGGATCAGAGCTATGGCAGCACGGCTACGGACGTGCTGTGCCTGTCGTGCGCGTGCTCGAACTCGCTCTGCAAGCGCTGCGGCGGAGACATCGACCTCCGCATCCTCCGCCGGAAGTGGCCCGACGCCAGCGAAAGTAGCTCGGACGCGCCCTCGCGGGATTGACAACCGGCGCGCTCCCATTACGGGTGGGGGATGCCGATTCTCCTCGACCCTGGGCCCAGCCGCCGTGGCTGGCACCGCCTCCAGACGTTTCTGGAGTGCCCACAGAAGTACGCCTGGGAGTACCTGCGGCCATCCGGGGGAGAGAAGCCGGTACCGAAGGACGGACCGCTGGTGATTGGCAGCCTCACGCACGTCGGCATCGCGCACCACTACGCGCGGTTGCGTGAGACGCAACACGGTCGCGACTCCAACATCTACCACGAGCCGTCCACCGCCATTGCGCTCCTGGCCGAGAAGAACGGCTGGCACCAGCAGGATGTCGAGCACGTACAAGACCTCGTGATCGACTACATCGCGCACTGGAGTGGGCGTGAACAGTGGCGCGTGTTGTACGTGGAAGAGGTCTTCGAGGCGCGCTATCCATTCGTCGAGGGTCCGATCCGCCGTAAGGTCCGCGACGAACGGGGCGTGTGGACGGGCGAATGGCGGGAGGAGGAGGACGCGCTCCTCACCGCGCGAGTCGATCTCGCCATCGAGATGGCGGGCAAGGTCTACTTCGTCGACCACAAGACCACGGGCCGGATCGACGTGAAGCACCCGAAGTTCTACACCATGAGCGGCCAGCTCATCAACTACCGCTGGCTGGGCACCATGGCGTTCGGCGAGAAGTTCGGCGGCGTGCTCCTGAACATGGTGCAGACGCAGGGCGGGCGGAAGTTCCAGCGGCCTCCGCTGGAGCCGGCCCCGGCGCTCTTCAACAAGTTCCCGCAGACCATCGAGGACGCGGAGCGCCGCATCGCTCAGCTCGAAGACGAGGACCGGGCAGTCTCTGCGTGGCCCGCGGCTACCAACGAGCTGACCTGCTTCCACCGCTACGGCGCCTGCTCGCATCTGGAGCGGTGCAAGTGGGGGCTCCTGTGACGCTGTACCCTCCGGGCCACCCCGACTACGCGCCCCCTGGGACGCTCCAGACTGATCTCCTCGTGAAAGTCCTTCTCTGCTATACGATCGCGAAGTCCCCGCACGGCGGGTACAGCTCTTCCATGCCGGGCCAGTTGTCGCCACAGTTTGCGTGGAGCACCTACCGCCTCGCGCGTGGTGCTGACTTGCCACGGCACCTCAACCTGCGGCTGTTCACCTGCCCACGAGGGCAGGTAGGTCAGGGGTTCGATCGAGGAGCCACCACGACGGAAACCAACATGCAAGTCGGGTGCATGTTTCCAGTCGAGGTGAACGTCAGCCACATGAGTTGGACGGTACAAGGGACAGATCGGTGGGACAGCCTCCAGCGTGGGACGCTCAAGTGGGAATGTGCGCAGTCCAGTTGGGGAGAAGTGCCCTTGTTCTATGGTAGCCGAGAAGATCAGCCCGGCGGCGTCCTTTCCTGTGTCGGTGTCTCCTACCCTGCGCCCGTCTGCCTCCCTACGGCCACTTCCTTCTCAATCGTCCTCTCCTTTGGGGCGTAGAGGTCTGGCCGGCTGCCCCCAACTGGTCCGGCGAGTTTCTATGGACACTAATCCATAGAAATAGAGAGATGGGGACGCGGGCTCTGTAGAGAGTCGAAATATCGGGCCTCGGAACGGAACAATCTGGAAATCTTCTCTCCGCTCAGAACTTTCTCACGGCTTCGCAGGTGCCAACGGGGCATCTTGCTGGAGCCAAACGGACCTCCAGCCGATGCCTGCTACCCCCGATTCTCCCGCCTTCATCTGCGTCTACGGCCCCTCGGGCGTGGGCAAGTCGACCGACCAAGGTCGTGCCTTCCCCAACGGGCTGTTCATCGCGGCGCCGGGTGCGCTGGAGAGCATCACCAGCACTTGGGGCTATGGTGTTGCGCACGTTCCTGCAACGGACATCGAAGAGGCGACCGCCATCGTCAAGTCCAACGCAGGCAAGTTTGACGCCATCGTGGTGGACGACTTCAGCTTCCTTGCGGAGAAGACCTTCGCCCGGCTGGAGAAGAAGCACACCGGCTTCAAGCTCTGGGGCGCGCTCCGCGACGTCACCCTCGACTTCCGCGACGCGGCGCGCTACGCCTCCATGCACGTCGCCCTGAGCTGCTGGATGCAGCCCCCTGCGACGAAGCCGGATGGCACCCGCGTGCGCGGCGGTCCCATGCTCTCCGGCAAGCTCCCCGAGCAGCTCCCAGCCATGTGCGACATCGTGCTCCAGTGCGCACAGGAGCCCATGCGGAAGCCGTGGCCGACGGTCTACCGCTGCTACCCCAGCAACGACTACGTGATGAAGGACCGCTTCAACATCTCCACCGTCTGCGACCCGGCGCCCATGAATCTCGGCGAGATCCTCCGTGCGGCTGGGTACCAGTTGAGCCGCCACAAGTCGGCTCCGTGGCAGGAGGACATCGTGACCAAGCTGGCTGTCTCGTTCATCGACCCGACCAAGGACGGAGAGATCGCCAACGCCGCGTACCAGAAGCTGATCGCGGCGAACATCCCCCCCAAGATGGCCCGCCTCACCATCTCGGACGCGCTCGACCGTGCCGTCATCAAGCGGGGCCTCACGCTCCGAGATTCCACCTTCTAAGCCTACTCGCTCACAAACCGTACTGGCCCGGCCCGACCAGGACCTCTGCAACTGTCAAGGAAACATCACCATGTCCCAGCTCGATCCCAACTTCGTCTTCGAGATCAATGTCGCGGGCGTCAAGCCTTTCGCCCCGGGCGCCCAGCTCGAAGCCGGCTTCTACAAGGGCCGCGTCATCGAATACGGTGCTCTCACCGTGAACACCAACAAGGGCCCCGCCCCGAAGATCTCCATCACCCTCGACATCGGCGGCGTCCAGCGCTCGCTCGACGCCTGGGTGCCCTCCGCCGACGCGACCCCCGAGCAGGCGGCCAACGCCCAGAAGCGCTGGCGCGCGCTGCTGGAGTCGGCCGGCTACACCGACGCCCAGATCGGCTCCGGCTCCGTGAAGGTCGCCCGCGGCGCCTTCATGGACCGCGAGATGCACATCGAGGTCCGCAAGGAACTCAACGAGACCGACGGCAAGACCTACGACCGTCTCTTCGCCTGGGCCCCGACCGACTGGTCGAAGGCCAAGGAGAACTTCGAGAAGGCCGGCGGCGCCGCGGCGGCGCAGCCCATGACCCGTGCGGCGACCGGCGGGGCGGCGGCGGGCGCCCAGACGCTCGGTGGTGGCGCCCAGGCTCTCGGTGGCGCCCGTCAGGCCCCCGCGGTGACCATGCCCGCGCAGGCGGCGGCGCCCAACGGCGTCAGCACCGCGGCCCTCCTCGGCGCGCTCGGCGGCCAGTAGGCATTCCCGGGCAACCGGGATCGTGAACGCCCACGAAGTCTACGAACCCTTGGGAGGGGGAACGTAGGAGGCGTGACTCTCGGGAGAGACCGAGTCCCCCCAAGCTGGATGCGACCGTGACCAAGCGCGCTGCCCCTCGACCTGATACGACGCTCGGGGCTCTGCCCGAGGACCGGTCGGTGAAACACGAAGCGGGCCGCCTCTGGTGCGGTCACGTCGAAGCCGCTCGCCGAAAGGACTGGGAGGGCACGGAAGTCTGCGTTCTCTGCTCCCACCTTGTCGAAGAGGCCCAACAGCATGTACGAGCCTGAGCGCTGCGGAGCGCAGTGCTGGAGATGCCCCCTCCACGACATGCGGGATGGGGTTCCCGTCCCTCCTGAGTCCAATCCGCACGCCACCATCGCCATCATCGGGGAAGCTCCCGGCGAGCACGAGGTTCGTGAGGGCCGCCCCTTCGTCGGGCCCTCCGGCACCGAGATCACGCAGGCGCTCCACAACGTGGGCATCCTGCGCGGCCAGCTCCACATCGACAACGTCCTGCTCTGTCGACCCCCGAACAACAAGCTCTCGGCGGTGCTGGCGAAGATCCAGAAGCGGAACCGGGACATCAAGGAGGAGAACCGGCACCGACTCGCCTGCGGCGACGCTCCGCTCCCGATGGTCCCGACCCCGCAAGAGTGCTGCACGCCGCGGCTCTTCTCGTCGATCCAGTCCTACCGCCACATCATCGTGGCAGGCTCCGTCGCTTCTCGCGCTCTGATCGGCCCAACGTCCATCATGGACCTCCGCGGAGGCATGATCACGGCGTACTGGCACGAGGGCCGACTCCGCCTGTTGGAGCCTGGCTCCGAGCCTCCGCCGGGCTTCCCCGAGGTGAAGATCCTGCCGACGCTCCACCCGTCCTTCGTGATGCGGGCTCGACGGTGGACGCCCGTGTTCCGTGCGGACCTCGCGCGAGCGGCCAGGTGGTTCAACGGGGCCATCGAGTGGGAAGAGCCGGTCATCCACTACAACCCTCCGATCGAGTTCGTCGAGGCGTTCCTGTCGCGTCCGGAGCAGGTCTGGACCTACGACACCGAGACTGACGGCATCGAGCCCCTGACGGCGAACCTGCGCACGGTCCAAGTCGGCACCAAGAACGAGGTGTTGATCGTTGCGTACCTCGGGGTAGATGGATCGACCCACTTCTACACGCCGGAGCAGGAGCAGCGGCTGAGTCGGGCGTTCAACGGGTTCTTCGCGAACCCCAAGACCGTCAAGTTCGGCTGGAACAACATCGCGTACGACTCGCACCTGATCCGTCGCTTCTTCGGCGTCCGCGACATCCCGGGGCACCTCGACGGCATCCTCCTGCACCGACTCAAGGAGTCGGAGCTGCCGCACAACCTCGGCTTCGTCGCAACCTACTACACCGACGCGCCGCAGTGGAAGGTCGATCGTGCGGGCAAGAAGCGCGCATATGGCTCGGAAACCGACGAGGAGCTGTGGCTCTACGGCGGCCGCGACGTCGCGCTGACCGCGCGCGTGCTCGACCCTCTGTGGGCGGCCGTGCAGGTTCGGGGGCAGGCCCATCTGGTCAAGCCCGACCACCAGATGGCGCAGGTCTGCGCCGGCATGAAGGAGAACGGCATGCCCGTGGACCAGAAGCGCCGGCTCTGGTGGGAACGCATGCTGACCATCGGCGGCACGGAGAAGAAGAAGGACGGCAAGGAGAAGAAGTACATCGGCATGTTCACGTACCTCGCGAACCTGCGTGAGCTGTCCGGCCTGCCGAACCTGAACCCGGGAAGCGTCACCCAGCTTCGGGATCTGCTCTTCGAGCGCTGGAAGCTGGAGTCACCGCTGGACATCGAGGAGCGGACGACCGAGACGGGAGACCCGTCCACGTCGGACACGGTCCTGCGCAGCTTCCTGACGATCCCCAAGCTCGACCCGCACCACAAGGACTTCATCCTCCAGCTTCGGCGCTACCGCGCTGTCCAGAAGAAGCTCGGGACCTACGTCGTGAAGCTCCGCTACCAGGAGCAGCTCGCGGAAGAGGGATTCGACGACGAAGAGGAGCAGGCCGACCGTGAGTCGCGCCTCGCTCGGGGCGACAAGAAGTTCGGGATCGTCTCGTCCGTGACCGGCCGGATGTACCCCGGCTGGAACGCGCACGTCGCCGTGACGGGCCGCCTGTCCAGCTCCAAGCCGATCAACGCGATGAACTTCCCGTCCAGCCTCAAGGACATCGTCGCGGCGCCAGCCGGCCGCCTGTTCGTCGGTGCGGACGCCAACCAGATCGACCTTCGAGTTGCCGCGGCTCGCTGGGGCTGCGAGCTGTACCTCGACGCCTTCCGCCGAGGAGCCGACCCTCACGCCATGACGGCGTACATGGTCTTCGGCGAGCGCTTCAAGCGGGCGCAGGGCTTCGCCAAGGGCCGCTGGGACGGCAACCTCTTCCTCCCCGACGCCGATGCGAAGTGGAGCGGGGAAGCCAAGGCCCTCCGTGACCTCGCCAAGCGCGTGTGCTACGCCTGCGCGCGGCAGGGGACGCGGGTGGTCACGCTCGGCCCAGAAGGCTCCAAGCCCATCGAGCAGATCGTTCCAGGGCAAGACTGGACGTGGGCGTGGAGCATCACGCGGCAGAGATATGAGCCGGCCAAGATCGTTGCGAAGATGCAGACTGGCGTGCGCCGCCTTGTTCGCATCAAGCTGCGAGACGACCGGCAGAAGGGGCGCCGGAAGTTCACTGAGATCGACCTCACGCCGGATCATCTCTGCATGCTGCGGGATGGTACGTTCCGAGCTGCGGGGAACCTTCGCCCCGATGACCGGTTGATGCCTTTCCGTCGCTGGGCGTCGTCGGAAGGGTACCGGGTGCTCGATGCCACCAACACGAACACGCGCAATGGGGAGCACCGACAGGTCCTTGGGCTGGAGGCTAAGGTTCCTGGACACGTTCACCACCGAGATCGGCTTCGGTGCAACAACGCGCCTGAGAACCTGGAGTACGTCGCGTCGATGTCGGAGCACTCGAAGCTGCACTGGCAGGAGGATCGAGAGTCGAAGCTGACGGCTCTTCGACTCAACCTTCCAGCAGACATGCAAGCACGACTCGCTGCGGGCCGGAAGAAGAGCGCGAAGTGGCACGAAGCGATCCGAAGGGAGATGCAAGATCGGTGGAACGGCCCCCGGCGAGAAGAGGCGATTCGTAAGATCAAAGTCGGTAAGGCTGCCAACCCCCAGCAGTATACGAGCAAGCTCGATGCTTTCTCCGACAAGATCGGTGTTCTTCCCGACCGTGAGGTGGCAGAGCTGGCAGGCTGCACGCCAGAGAACGTGTCGTACTACCGGAAGTCTCGTGGTATCCCTGCGTACTGGCGAGGGAACTCGGAGGCAGTCAACCACGTTGTCGTCTCGGTCGAGGACGTCGGCGAAGACAAAGTGTGGGACATCGAGGTAGATCACGAGGATCACAACTTCGCGACCGACTCGGGCGTGTTCGTCCACAACTCGCTCTACATGGGGACCGCGGAGACCGTCCACAAGGTGCTCACCGAGACCGAGGTCGAGCTGGACGACGGCACGACCGACCTGCCGTACATCAACCTGAGCCTCCGCGAAGTTCGATCCATGCACACCAACTGGGTGCAGAACGCGGTGGGATTCGAGGCGGGATGGGAGCGCGAGGTCGCGACGTGGCGCGAGAACGGCTTCCTCCTCGAACCGGTCATGGGCCGCCGCCGCGACTTCCTCGACGGGGAGAACCCCAACGAGATCGTCAACTTCCCCATTCAGGGCGGGGCCGCGGGCCTGATGAACATGGCCATGCTGGACCTGATTGAGCAGGTCCCGTTCTTCAAGTGGGGCCCCGGTACGGGGGTTATCAACCAGTGCCACGACGCCATCGTACTGGAGGTCCCAGAGAGCGAGGCTGAATCTGTCGCGGCAGTATTGACAAAGTGCATGGGCCGGATACATCCGGGTCTGCCGGGCGTCGAGTTCTTTGGCGAAGCTGCAATCGGGAGGACGTGGAAGGATGTCTGATGTCTACATGAAAGTCCGGGCCGCTCTCGACGCGCTCGAAGAGTGGGAAGACGACCTCCGCAAGCGTGCGGGGGAGCAGGAAGAGGACGAGCAGTCAGCGTCTCACGCCTACGATGAAGAGGAGGCCCACTTCACGGAGTGGGCTGCGGAGCTGCTTGAGCGGGAAGAGCGGCTCACGGTAGCTCTCGACTGGGCACACGCCCCGAACC